CCATCGTAAGATACAGCATGTACTTTGTCATGTTGTAATTGCTGCCGTGGTTAACGCGCTTCGACAGGTTACGCAGTGGCTTGTTAAGCTGCTTCTGCGCGACATTGTCGTAGATCTCCTCGTAAGGAATTCCGAAAAACGCCGAAGCGTTCCAAGAGTGATAGTCGTTTTCGGAGTTGAGAAGATCCATGAGCGACTGGCATCCCGAAAGATAGCCCACACAGTAAGCCTCGGATTGAGAGTAATCGCCCTCTCCGAGTTCGTGATCTTCGTCTGCAACGATCCACGACTTCACAGCCCACGCGTTCTCGGATGGAATCGTCTGCACGTTAAGTCCGCACCAGTAGCTAGACTCACTTGCAGAGAAGCGGCCAGATTCTGTGCCGTTTGGATTGAAGCGAGAATGCAGCCGATTGTTCCAGAACATTTCCGGATTCATGTAAGTGGACAGCAACTTGACGAGTCCACGATACTCCAGAATTTCTTCGCATATCAGCGCTGACAGCGGGTGTTCTGCACCCGCCAGCTTCATTGTCATTTCATCGCTGGAATCCACTTCACCGTCACGGTTGCGGTAGCCAAGCACCCAAAGAAGTCGCTTGCACTGTTCAGATGAACGAGGATTGAAGTCCGGATGAATCCACTTGCGCAGTTTAGCGAGCGAGGCCTCTGCACGAGCTTCAACAATTGCACGTTGGCGCTTGAATTCTTCCTCGTCAATTGCAAGTCCGTCAACTTCCATGTGGATGCACGGAAAATTCAGCGGGAATTCTCGCACATAATTTTGTCGCGCCCAATCCGGCATTTCATTGAGGAGGGAAATACAAGCACAGAGCGTTGCCCAACCGTCGCGAGCGTTATACTGGTAGTATTCGTAACTGCCTCCGGAAGTTGAATCGTCTTTCCAATAGCGAATATACCGGCAACTGAAAGCAGTGATGTAATCAAGGCGTTTCGGGAGCTCTGCATACCATGCATGGAACAGGTTAGAAGTGTCATACAACCAATTGTTAGGAGGACACCCGTACCGAAGGAAATAGACAGCGTCATAAGTTCCACCTTGCATCACTTTGGGAGCGCGAGTTTCATTCAGCGCACGCATCCGGAGAACGGCGCGCATTGACTTGATAGGGAGAACCAATCCATGAGTAGTGCCATCAGCGCGCAGGTAGTAATAACCGACGCAATTAATGATACGCAGTGGACAATCCTTTTCGGTTTCGATGTCAACAGCAGTAAGGACACTGTCATCCACATCGCGCAACAAAGCAGCAAACCGAACGTCGTCACAATTGCTGTCATCAATAATCTCCCAGTTAAATTGAGGCTGTGCCAGCCAGTTGCCCGGCTTAGTGATCTTGGAAATGAAGCGCTTGAAAATGAACGGCGCCTCTGGAACAGTCACAAGATGCTGCAGCGGATTCAGGAACAGCACGTCGCAATCGTGCGCCGCACCAGTCCACGCTGCCTCGTACTTGACGAATGTACCGTGGTAATTGTTTTGTGAAAGTTTCAGTTCGACTCCGTTCTTCCCGCGTGGATGGCGAAAATCAGGAATCAAATCCAGCATAGACTTGAGCAGTGCTCCGTCTGTGATGATGACGGAATCCAACTTCATCTTGTGGATCATTGCACAGACTTGTGCCGCGTGGGTGAACGTACCAAATGCAGTTTTGACGTTAAATCCCGCAAGCATTTCTTGCAAGCGCGGTGCAAACTTGCGGCACTCAGCAGTTCCAAAAACGCCAACAGTCTTCATTCATTCTCTCCAAGGTCAAGTTCAGTTGCAAGACATTTGCGCACCAGAGCATGCACGCGTACACGATCTTGTTGCGTCATTACTTTCGCAGCGGAAATAAAACGAGAATTTAAGGGATGCAAAGTTTCAGCTGTTACCCATTGCCTTGCTTCGCAATCGTACACAATGTGAGAATTCTCTGGCCAAACATAGGCAACAGGAAAAACTCCAAGCATTCCACTCTGAAAAATACTCTTGTATTCTTCTTCTGTAACCCAGCTAATTAGCCAGAAAGTTTGCGACGCAGCGAACTTGATGCGTATTGGTTTTCTTTCCACGGTGTTCTCCTTAGTTCACTGCTCGCACGGAACAGTAAAGTAAGAAGGGAGCCGAAGCTCCCAAAAGCTGAACCCTTCCGGATTACAGAATGATGACGTCCTTGATGCGGAAGTTGTAGTCGTCCTCGGCACCGCCCTTGCGCTGCTTGCGAATCACCTTGGCAGCAATTTGCAGTTCGTTCACCTTCTCGATGATTTGGCCGATGCTCACGCTGCCGTAAGCGTCACCAAAGAAGTGCTTGGCGTAGGGAACCAGCGAGTCCTTGAATGCAGCGATGCCGAACTCGTTGACCTTACCATCCTTGGTCTTGGTGTAGGTGCCGTTCTGGAACAGCTGGCCCACTACAACTTCGGATGCTTCCGATTCATCTGCCACTTCGGAAACGCCGATCACCTTGTACTTGGCAACCAGCGCGTCCTTTTCGTTTTGCAGTTCGCGCGAAATGGAAACTTCCAACGTGTACAGGCCGGTGGGAGGAATCGCCATCGGCGGCAGACCGTCAAGGTCGTCCATCGTCGCATTCAGCAGGTCATCAACATCGCCAAAGACGGCATTCTTGGAAAGATCAGTCATGTTTAACTCCAAATAAAAACAAAGTTGAGGTTGAATGCTCGCAGATTACTCGCTGCGTGCGCCGAGATTGCTCGGGATTTCCGAGCGAATTAGCGATGAATGCCGCGTTGAATGTCAGCTTCCAACTTGGCGTAGCCGGCAATGTCATCCCAGGAATCGGTGTGATTCGGGTTGCCATTGACAATGCGTCCAATCTTGTGGAAGATCATGTCCAGGGCTTCTTGCTGCGAACGCGTGAACTCAATTTTTTGATTCGCTGCGTGGTGGTATGCAGTTGCCTTCAGCACTTGCGTAATGTGTGCATGTTGAATGAAAGCTCCATACTGCTTGCCGCGCTCGGCGAGGATGTCTTCCGTACGAATTTCTTTCTTCTCTTCTTGAGGCATGTCCATGATTACAGTCCTTCCTTTTCCCAGTCGATTTTGAATTCCTTGCCCGCCATCAAAACGTCGTACGCTTCAGGGCGGAACAAGGGAAGAAGGCTCGGCTTAGGGAGCTTGTCCAGTTGCACTCCGGTACGACCTCCGGTTTGTACGTTCGGCTTGAACGTGGTGGAGTTTGCGACTTTGTGTGCTCCGTTCTGGATGAATGTGTACACAACTTCGTCGAAATTCTTCGCGACAGTTTTGGAATGGTTACGTGTCCCTGCGACAGGCGCAAGACGCTCGGGAGATTTGTCATCTTTCTCCGTGTCGATTTCGTGGGAGAGCACGATGACGTTGAGCGGTGCAACCTGAATCTTGCCACACACATTGTCGAGTGCGTAGCCCTGCACGCGGTAGTCGTCCCATTCGAACTTGTAGTTTTCACCTTGCTTCTCCAGTTCCTTCTTGACTGCGAAGTTGATCGCCGACTGTCCAAGCTGCGTAAGGGAATCCAAAACCAGAACGTCGCGGCGAGTGAACTTCGGCAAGTCAACCGTAGTGAACTGCGCATTCGGATCTTTGCTGCAGTGAATGCAGCCGATTGCGCCGTGTGCGAAGCAAATCTTTTTCGGAGTCGGATCTTTGAAGATTTGTTTGACGGTTTGAATCGCAATCGGATAGTTCTGGTGATCCGGAATGTTTGCGATGTCAATGTTCTTGCGAAACTCCGGCGGCAAGATCGTAGGATTGCGTAGAGTCTTGCGACCGTTCTCCAGATCCAGCCAGTGCAGGCGGTATCCGTAGCGTGCAAGCTCTGCAGCCAGTGCAGTTTTGCCAGACTTCGGAGGGCCGTACACAATGACGTGCGTCACTTCTTCGTCTTGAAATTCATCGAGATTCATTTCTCACTCCAAAAGAAAAGCTCGGCTCGATCGTAGCCATAGCTGAAAGCTCGCTTGACAACATACCACACACCGCCAAGCACAAACACCGGCAGCATGCAGACGGTGAGGAGTCGCTCAAAAATCTTGCGAATCATTGTCTCCTCCTTTGTTCAGGTCTGCACGGAGTTGCTTAACAATTTCCGTGCGGGTTGTGACGTACTTGAAGTGTTCCACTTGCTGAAGCGCCTCCAGGTTTGCGACTGGAAGTTCAGAAAACTTGATGCCGAACTGACGCTTCAAGTCCATGTTGCAGCTGCCGAAGTGTTCGCACTGGCGGTTGTACGAATAGCAAGAGCTACCTCGCATCGGGAAGAAATCATCATCCGCGTAGATGCGAATAACTTCTGCCTGCTGCGTCTCTGTCTTGAGCCACTGAGCACGGGACAGTCGCGTCTTCGGAAAGTCGAAACTGATCCACCGCATTTCCGTGGAACTGTAAACGGTGTACAGCACGTCGTACTCTGCCGCGCCAAACTGTGCAACAACAACAGAATAACCGAGAGTCTGGTTGCTGTTGGCGTACATTGCTGGATCGACGACAGTGAGCGACGTAGTCTTGTTCTCCTTCACGCGAAGATTGCCAGAGACTTTGTGCCGCAGCAATTCGTCGATGTGTCCGGTGTGGTACTGCGTCGGAATGTATCGTGTAAATCCATCTCCGCCGCCAGGGCCACTAGAGTAGTATTCTCCGCCCTCGTCACCGGTTTCCAGATCCACGCACACGGTTGCTTCGAGTTCCACAACCTCGTACTGATCCATCATGTTTTCGGCATGCCACGTTGCGTACTTTTCAAGCGCGTACACCACAAACGCAAACGATTTCTTCGGATCAGGGCGCGGCGGACGGTGTTCCTCGTAGGCAAAGAAGTCAATATCCCATGCAAGGAACGCAGCCCAGATCGCAGAGCGCAAACTTTGCGTCTTGTCGTAGACTGCAACTCCTGCGCCGATCGCATGGCCAAACGCAAACGTAACATTGTTGTAGCGCGGGCGACCCTCTGCGCTGCCGGCGGCAAGCTTTGCAAGTTGAAACTTGCGAGGGCACGAGTTGAGAACTTCTTCCATTGAATGCGAGATAACATTCTGGAAGCTGTACAACTTGTTGTAGTCAACTTTCGACACGCCCGCAGCAGCGGAAATGCCTGCGTCGTAATCATCTTGCGGCGCTGCGTGCAGCGTTGACGAGAGCAAGTCATCGACACTTTGAATTCCTTTGTTGCTGGAAGGAACCGAATCAGGTTCCATTGTGCTCCAGATACTCATGTTGGATACCTTTCATACAAAAGCTCAACAATGCGGCGCTGCTGCTCCGGAGTGATGCGCTGGAAAACCTCTTTAACTGCGTTGAAGTTAATCCGCAGCGCAAACTTTTCCGGAACAGAGTTGACAACCCAATTCACTGCGAGCAGATAATTCGCACGGTCAACAGGGAAGCAGACTTCGACAGATTCATAGTCGGGCTTGTAGTCATACTTACCGCACATCTTGCGGAACCAATCCCAGATTCCAACTTTTCTTGACCACCCAGGAGGTGTATGCGGCCCGACGATTCCTCCGCCTTGTCGCGTCCAGTAAACAATAGCACGAGCCATGCAATGCTCGAACCACTCTTTTCCGTGACGAACAAGAAGCAGATTAGAGGTCGATGTTTCCATCTGCGTCCGTGCTCAGCTTGTTGACTTTGCGACCGCTCGACTTGGTTTTTGCCAGCGCTGCCACAATCTGAGTGTCCGTGAATTTCTGTGCAGCAGTAATGAGCTGTCCGATTTCTTCGTCGTCCAGCAGGTGCACAGTTTCAGGATGCGTGATGAGAATGCGGTGCGACTCTTTCAAGTAGCTAGGCATTTGCGGATCATTCACGAGCAGTGCCTTTTCCAGGTTGCGCATGTGATCCTGCAGAACGGACATCACGCCAGGAGGAATCTTACCTTCAATGTCTTCTTTCATGTTCAACCTTTCAACGCCACGCGCGCTTGGTGCCAACGAACGCATTCTTCAGGGGAGCAGGACGCGGTGCGCCGTGCTTTTCCGCGCTGAATTCTTCCACCATGCGATGGGTCACCAGCGGAAACTCTTCCTTTGCAACTCGCAGTGCATGTTCAGGACTGTGCGCTTGCACCTGACCTGCAACACGGAAACCGGAAATGCACCCGAACTTGTCGAAAGTTGCGAGAGCTTGGTTGAAAACGACAAAAGTTTTCATGGCAGTAAAAGGTATAGACGAAATAAAACCGGATCAGATTTCTCTGTCCGGACTTGAAGGTTACAGGTTGATCCCGTACCTCAACTTAAACTCGATGCAGCGTAGCTCGGGGTTAAGTTCAGATACTGTCCAATCCATTTTTGGGAGAGACGGCAAGCCAACTAGTCGGCGCATTCTGTTGCGCTGCGACTTAATCTTTTTCATCATTGCAATCGTAATCTCGACGCGCGTCTTATGGACGGTGAGTTTTACGGATTGGTTTTGAATGAGCAGGCTAATTGGCTTGTCGTACAGACTCAAGCTAGACTCCTTACGGAACCACAGAAAACAGGGAGTCTTGAATGTTCGGGTAGAAAGTCATCGGACTTCCAGCGACTTCTGAAACCACAGCAATACAAATTGCGTTGTATCCTGCGCCGGGTTCCAGGGGGAAATCCCGGTGAGCCGCCAACAAGTACAAGGTTTCCTTGTCAGACGATCCAGTGTCAGTGATCGAGAGCGTTTCCAAGTATCCGAACTCCCGCTTGTCAAGCATGGTTCTGTACGCCAGTTCCACGGGAACTTGGATCATGTATTCGTGCAGCCCGGTGAAATGCTCGTTAGTGGAGATCCACTTAACAGCACGCGAGAGCTTCAGCATCCGCTCAACGTGAGGAGCGTAGCCAAAGTGAACACACAAACGGATCGCGTGTGCAACGACGTGGCCATCGTTCACAGATCCTTGAGTTTGAACATCACTGTTCTTGTACGCCGTTGCGCTTCGGGCGAGAGCTTGAACTCCGCCGTAAATTGCGTTTTCAGGAATCGACATTCGATGAACTCTCCGTCGTATGGCCAAGGCAAACCGCAAGACTCGAATTCTTGTTTCGACTTGCGGAACTTTCGCAAAAGACTGGTGCGAAGATTGTTGTAATCCCGCTCCGAAATGTCCTGCAGAATGACAGGCTCACGCAACAGAAGCTGATCGTAAACACCAGCAAGTGTTACTTGAGACATTTACTGCCCTCCTATAAAAAGAAAAAACCCCAGCAGATTTCTCTGCCAGGGTTCTTGTTCCGAGACTGAGCCGGACGAGCCGGCTACAATCACAGAGCAGTGATGTCGATCTTGTCTTCTTCCTCGATGAAGCGAGTCAGTTGATCTTGCAGACGCTGGTACTGCACAGTGAAGTCTTCCAGATTGGTGGCCAGCTGTGCGTACAGATTCAGCTGATCGCGCATGACCGACAGCAGATCCTTCTTGGCGCGGTAGTTGCGCGGACGTTCCAGAATCTTGATGTGGTTTTCGATCTGCACCTTGGTCTTGCCAGCGCCTTGCGACATGACGTTGCCGTAGTCGGCGAAGAATTCCTTCCACTCTTCGTCGGAGATTGCGACAGCGCCGCGACGTGCAGGCGGAATCGAAGCGATGTAAGCCAGCGACAGCTTGTCGTAGTCCAGATCGGAAACAGAAACCTGCTTGGTCTTGTCCGAACCGAACGAGTCGATGACGGCATCGAGTTGCGACTTGGCTTGGTCGAAGATGATCTGGTAGATGTAGTCCAGAATCAGCGACTTCTGCGTGTTCGCCACTTCCTTGGTTTCACCGTTGACAGTCACAGTCACGGTGTCAGGCTGCGACAGAACAGCGATCACAGCTTCAGCAGTCGGAACAGGCAGCATCACTTCCAGACTCGGCTGCTTCGGCAGCTTGTCGACTTCCTTGCCGGATTCGTCCTTGACGGTGCGCTGCTTGAAGTTGAACTTCTTCTTGACGCCGATCGTGCCGGGAGCGAACTTCACGCTGGATTCCACGACGGGAGCATCTGCGCCAGCTTCGGTTGCAGTGGAAGTGTTTTCTTGGTTTTCCATTTTGGATTTCCTTCAGGTGTTTACGGCAAAACCGCCGCGGTGTTCAAAGTCTTTGGGACGCTGTTTGTGCAGCGAGTTCGTAGTATGCACGCCCCCTAGGGGCTTGTCAAGGGGGTGCAAAACTTTATTTCTGCTTCTTTTGTTTCTCCAAAGTTTCCAGCTTCATCTGTGCGAACCGGAAATTCAATTCCAGCACAACATCAGTAAGCTGGTTTTGAAGCAAGTTCAGGTCAGTGCTCAGCGTGCGCAGCTGATGTTCCGGATTCGCAGCTTTGTTGTACGCGTTGACTTGGCACTGCAAACTGTGCGTCTGTCCTCGCATCATTGTCACGCTGCGTTTGCAACTTGCCAAAACTTGCTGCCGGTATTGACGCAATGTGCGCTTCCGAGGCGGAGGAGGTTCAGGAAGTTCCACGTCAGTGTTCAACATGCCTTCCACTTTTGCTTCATTGCTTT